TCTAACGACTAACCCTTTTGGATGGGCGATTATTGCTGTTGCTGCTATTGCTACTGTTTTAATTAAATTTAAAGGGTTACGAGAAGGTCTTGTTAATTTATTAAAACGATTTATTAACTTCAAAATATCAATAGTAAAAAATATTATGGGGATTGGAAAAGGATTTGTAGAAATGATTAATAAATTTATAATTAATACACTAACAAAATTATCAAAAATACCACTTATCGGCAAAATCTTTGGAGGTTATCTATCTGGTTATGAAAAATTAGGAGAAATAGTTGTTGATATATCAGATAAAGCCAGTAAAACTATTGGTAATGCTAAAGAAATTATTGATAAAGGTGTTAATAAAGCAGGGGAAATTACTTCTGGAGTCGTTACGACTGTAACTAGCTTTGACCCCTCAAATATTCTTGGTGGAGGTGTTGGCACTGGCGAAGGGGATGTCGAAGGCTCTGGTACTGGTAAAAAACATAACCAAGTAATTACAGGAATGAAGCAAGGTCTTGAGGATTATAGAAAAAAAGTGAATGATGTAGCTGGAAATATAAAATCTGCAATGGGTAATGCTTTGCAAGGAATGGAAGATGCTTTAGTAAATTTTGTAATGACAGGAAAACTTGCTTTTGGCGATTTAGCAAGATCAATCATTGCTGATATTGCAAGAATAGCTATACAACAGACAATAATGGCTCCAATCACAGGCTTTTTCTCAGGTCTTTTTGGAGGTGGATTTGGAGGAGGAGGAGGAGGAGGAGCTTTACCAGCTTCCCCAATTTATACAGCAGCAAATGGAGGTTTTATTCCAGGTGGCAGACCCTCGCTTGTAGGAGAGAATGGTCCAGAATTATTTACACCCGCCAAAGGTGGATTTGTTACACCAAATCATGCTATGGGAGGTACAACCAATGTCGTGGTTAACGTAGATGCTTCTGGTTCTTCTGTAGAAGGCAATGAGCAAGAAGGAAGATCATTAGGATTGGTACTTTCTTCAGCAATTACGGCTGAATTAATTAAACAAAAAAGACCAGGAGGTTTATTAGCATAATGGCAACTTTCCCCGCAATACAAGCGAGCTATCCTGTTGAAAAAACTTCACAGCCAAATGTCAGGACTGTTGAGCTAGGAGATGGTTATCAACATAGAATTATGTTTGGATTAATTGATAATCAAACTGTTAAAATATTCAATTTACAATGGGTTAACCTTTCAGAAGCAGACGCAGATACGATTGAAACTTTTTTATATGCTCGTGCGAATGACCAAGCTAGTTTTGACTTCACACCTCCAGAAGAAGCTTCATCTATGAAATTTATATGCAAAACTTGGAGAAAAACAATTCCTTATCCTACTTATGCAACAATTCGTGCAACTTTTGAACAAGTCTTTGAACCATGAGTACTGCTCCTATAATTACGGATTTACAAAAAATAAATCCTTCTGCAATAATCGAACTCTTTGAAATAACTTTAGATGCGAGTTTACATGGTTCATCACAAACTTATAGATTCCATAATGGAACAAGTCTTAATGCAAATGGAGACATAGTTTTTAACAGTAACCAATATTTAAAAATGCCAATAGAAGCGGATGGTTTCGCTTTTCAACGAGGGCAACTACCCAGACCAACTCTTAAAGTCAGCAATGCTCTTGGAACAATTACAGCAATATTATTAAACGTCAATACAGTAACAAGAGGAAATGATCTTACAGGAGCAACTGTAACTCGAATTAGAACACTGGCTCGCTACATTGATGCTGTTAACTTTCCTGTGACGACAACAAGTTCAACAACTACAACAACGATTGCTGACCCTAGTGATGCTGAGTCTGTTACATATACTGTCACTGTTGCAAATGTAGGCGGTTCAAATATTTTTCTTATAAATGGAAGTAATAACCCAGTTTTAACAATGAAACGTGGTTCAACATATATTTTTAATCAAGCTGATGCTACAAATGCCAATCATCCCTTAGTCATAAAATCAGATGCGGGCGGAAGCCAATCAGTGACAGTTAGTGGAACTGCTGGACAAGCAGGGGCAACTGTAACCTACCAACCTGTATATCCTTCTGCTCCTAGTGATTTGAGGTATTATTGCAGCGTTCATGGCAACGCAATGGGAAATACTATAACAATGAACAACCCAAACACGACTACTCAATCAACAACAACGACTTCTTCTCAACAAGTTAATCCATTTGGAACTCCTGACCCCAACGCTGAGTTTCCAAGAGAAATTTATAAAATTGATAGAAAATCAAACGAAAGTAGAGATTTAGTAGAATTTGAATTAGCTGCTGTTTTTGACTTAGCGGGTATTCGTGCTCCTAAAAGACAATGCACTAGAGCAGAATTTCCTTCTATTGGCACATTTATTGGATGAACTGGAAAGAAACTGCACTTGCACACGCAAAAGAACAAGACCCTAAAGAAAGTTGTGGTTTGTTATTAAATATAAAAGGTAAACATAAATATTTCCCTTGCAATAACCTTTCACTTTCTAATTATCAATGTTTTATTTTAGACCCTATTGACTATATAAAAGCAGATAATACTGGGGAAATTGTTGGGATAGTTCATAGTCATCCAATAACACCTCCTATAGCATCACAGGCTGATATGGTTTCCTGTGAACAAAGCGGATTAGTTTGGTATATTGTCAATCCAAAAACAGAAACATGGGGCGAATATGAGCCATGTGGTTTTAAACCTCCTTTGCGTGGTCGTGAATGGGTTTGGGGTGTACAAGATTGTTGGAGTTTAGTTAGAGATTGGTATAAAGAAGAAAAAAATATTATTTTGAAAGATTGGGTAAGACCAACCACTTTGGAAGAATTTAATAAAAATCCAATGTTTGAAGAATGTGCAAAAGAAACAGGTTTTAAAGTTTTAGAAAAAAATGAAAAATTAGAAAATGGAGATTTGCTTTTTATGTCGATTTTTGAAAAGGGTATGAATCATGTAGCAATTTTTTTAGATGGGGATGTTTTACATCATTTAACAGATAGACTAAGCTGTAAAGAACCATATTCAAATTGGTTACAAAAATGTACTGGTAAGAGGTTGCGTTATGATGCGTAAAATCAAACTCTATGGAGAACTTGCAGAGTACATTGGACATAAAGAGTTTGAAGTAAAATGTGAAACTTTACCTCATGCTATTAGCTTTTTAATAAATAATTTTGATGGCATAGAAAAATATATGAGTCCAAATTTTTATCAAGTAAAAGTTGGTAATTATGATATTGATGAAACTGAAATTCATAACCCTATAGGCTCACAAGATATTCATTTTGTTCCAGTTATTTCTGGTGCTGGAAGGGGCTTGGGAAAAATATTATTAGGGGCTGCATTAATAGCTGGAGCTTTTTTAATTCCTGGCGGTGCAACTTTTTCTTTGAAAGCGGGTCTTGGTGGTAGTTTTTTAGGAAAAGCTGCTGTAGGAATTGGTGCTGGATTACTTTTAGGTGGTGTAAGTGAAATGCTTTTTCCTTTGCCAACTCAAAAGGACTTTAATAATGAGAGTGACCCACGTTTATCATTTAGTTTTAGCGGTCTGCAAAATACAAGTCGTGCTGGAACTCCAGTTCCTTTAGTATATGGAGAAATATTTACTGGTTCTGTGATTATTAGTGCTGCCGTAGATACTCAACAGGTACAAGGATGACAAAACCTAAAATAATTAGAGGTGCGGGTGGTCCACCAAGCCCTCCCCCTCCAAGACAACCGACAAGAACACCTGACACCCTTCATAGTCGTCAGTTTGCTACTTTTTTAGATTTATTATCAGAGGGAGAAATAGAAGGTTTTGCTTCTCCATCTAAAGAAGGTTTGACTAAAGGTTCAACTGCTTACAATAATGCTGCTTTAAAAGATGTCTTTTTAAATGACACACCAATCCTACGAGCATCAGCAAATTCATCTAATCCAGCATCAATAGATTTTAATTATCAAGACGTTACTTTCAATCCTAGATTTGGCACTTCTAATCAAACAAAAATAAGTGGCATTGAAAGTAGCTCTACAACTGTGAATGTAGGGGTTACTGTGACGGCTGCGACTCCTGTTACAAGACAAATTACTAATACAGATGTTGATGCGGTTCAAGTAACAATTTCATTCCCGCAACTACAAAAGGCAACAAACGAAGGAGATTTGCTTGGTTCAACAGTAAGTCTAAAAATTCAAGCTCAATATAATAGCGGTGGTTATAGTGATCTTATTAGTGACACAGTAACAGGCAGAAGTGCTGATGCTTATCAAAGGTCATATAGAGTAAATATTACAGGAGCATTTCCAGTTGATATTCGTGTTGTTCGTGTTACTGCTGATAGCACAGACTCAAGCTTAGTTGACGCTTTTCAATGGACAAGTTATGGAGAAATTATTGATGATGCAAACACATATTTAAATAGTGCTTATGCTTCATTGCGTCTTGACTCGATGCAATTTAGTTCAATACCTCGTAGGAAGTTTAGATT